GCACCACCCGAAGTTTGGCTGGTGGAATGTCAGCGCTGTTTCGAGATGCGAATCATCTACCCATCCGAGCGAATAGCCAGCAAAGAAGATGACATTCTGCGCTGTGCTCAATGCGGTAATTGGAAAATGAAGTCGGCTAGATGTCGAGTCTGCCGATTAGCTGCCGGTGAGGAAACTATCAAGCGCAAAATATTCACCGGACATTCGGATCTGTTGGTAGATGATGAGATAGGAAATTAGATTTGATATTCAATGAAAATTGCCTAGACACAATGGCTCGATTAAATAACGAATCGATTGATTGTGTGGTCACTAGCCCGCCTTATGACAATTTAAGGGATTACGAGGGTTATAGCTTTGACTTCGAAGCAATAGCCAAAGAGATTTACCGAATTATCAAACTCAATGGCGTAGTCGTCTGGGTCGTAGGTGATCAGGTGATTAATGGGTCGGAAACTGGGACAAGTTTTAGACAAGCTCTCTATTTTAAGGAACTTGGATTTAAGTTATGGGACACTATGATTTATGAAAAGAACAGTCCTAGATTTCCGGCCAGTAAGAACAGTAATCGTTATACACAGATATTCGAATATATGTTTATCTTTACAAAAGGCAAGCCGATTAGTCAGCTGATAATCGACAAGCCTAACAAGTGGGCTGGTCATAAAGACTGGTCTAAATCATTTAAGCAACCAGTCCCGGAGTTTGGTGTTAGATACAATATATGGCGATATGTGACGAGCTTTAACAGCTCCGGTCATCCTGCGCCGTTTCCATTAGATTTAGCGAAAGACCATATTCGGAGCTGGACGATAGAGGGTGATTTAGTTTATGACCCATTTATGGGCTCAGGGACTACCGCTCTTGCTGCTAAATCTCTTAATCGAAGGTATCTTGGAAGTGAGATATCGAAAAGCTACTGTGAGCTAATAGAAAAGCGATTGAATGACTAGACCCCACTCTTTGAAGTATATTCATCAGCTCTTGGAGTGGGGATTTAGTAAAGAATTTATAGCCAAAGATTGCGGGATAAGCCTGGATTCTTTGGAAATGAGACTATATCGGGAGAGGAAAAGAAATGAGCATAAAGGAAAAGAGCCTCAAGCTAGCGGCAGTAAGCCTAATAGCAGACGAGGCAAAGAAGGCTAAAGACCGGCTAAGAGCCGAGCTCCAAGAGGAAATGGATGAATTAGGAGCTGATCGGGTAAAGGCTGAATTAGGCGATGAGACAGTTGCTTACATAACGACCACTAAGCCTAAATTCAAGTGGGAAATCACCTCAGACATTAAATTCCTACATTGGGTCAAAGAATACTTCCCTAGTGAAATAGTTGAAACAGTAAGGGAATCGTCAATTGATAAGTTGCTTGAGAAGCTTCAATTAGTCGATGAAATGGTAATTGACCATAATGGCGAGGAGATTAGATGGGCAGTTCCAAACATCGGTGATCCATACTTGACCACCAAGTTCGCTGGTGATGGAAGGGAAAAGTTGAGAAGTGCGATAGTGGGTAATTCCATCGATGCGAGGAAAGTGCTTGAACTCGAATGAAAATAGGTTCGCTGTGTTCTGGTTATGGCGGTTTAGATATGGCTGTCGAAGCCTTCTATGGGGCTCAGACTGCTTGGATGTCAGACATTGATAAATCATCTAGCCTTGTTATCGATAAACGCTGGAATCTGCCTAATTTAGGAGATTTAAGGAAAGTAGATTGGTCGGCAGTTGAGCCGATTGACATATTAACGGCTGGCTATCCTTGTCAGCCATTTAGTAATGCGGGACAACGAAAGGGATTGAATGACCCAAGACATATATGGCCGGATATCAAGCAAATTGTTAGCAAATTACGACCCTCAGTCGTCATCTTGGAAAATGTCAGAGGGCATCTCAGCCTCGGATTCAAAGAAGTTCTCCAAGACCTTACCGAAGTCGGGTATGACGCTAAATGGTCAATTGTTCGAGCTAGTGATGTCGGAGCACCCCATCGAAGGGAGAGACTGTTCATCCTTGCTCAACCTACCGACACCAACAGCGTCAGAAGCCCATTGGTCAGAGACGAAAGCGGAAAGGAAGGGAATCAAAGGAAACCACAATTTGAGCCTGAGCACTTGGGCGAATCGATTACTTCCCACTCCAACAGTCCGACAAATAAGCAATTACGACGAGCCCATAGAACAATTTATGGAAAGAGAGAAGAATTCATCGACAGGACAGATAGGGAAATCTTTAGGTCCAGCGGTGAGACTATTAGCAACTCCAACACAGAACAGTTATCGACAAACGGGAAAACACAGAGATTGGGGTGGCGATTTGAAACACCATCTCAGTTGTCAATGCGAAGAACGCCGAATCCATTGGATCAATCCAAACTAAATCCCATATTCGTTGAATATATGATGGGATTGCCAGAGGGTTGGGTGACAGATTTAGGTTTAAGTAGAGCACAACAATTTAAGTTATTAGGTAATGGAGTAGTTCCACAACAAGCTTATGAGGCAATTAGGAGGCTAAATGCGATATAGACTTGACAAGGGTGCTACACTCCCGTCGAGGCGGGGCCCGAAGGCAGCCCGTCGCCGAGGTGTTAGGGGCGGGCTATGCCTATCGTTAATGCTAGGCCTCGTAATCAATACATTTTCAATAACTGCTACTAATGCTTATCCCCTTAAAAGACATCAACAAGACTGGGCTCTAGTTGCTATGAATGAACTACGCGATTTAACTGAAGCCCAGTGCTGGGTCGAGTTGATATGGAGAGAGAGCACTTTCAATCCGCTGGCCGTTAATGGTAGCCATTATGGATTAGCACAAATGAAGTCAAAGTGGTATCGAGATTTAAAGCCAAGAGCTCAAGTAAGGGCTCATATTAAATATTTGAATCATCGATACAATGGAAGCGCTTGTAAAGCTCTGAATCACCTTAATCGGAAAGGCTGGCACTAATGCCGAATAAGCATTACCACAAAACAGCCTATAAAAAGTTAAGGGAAAAGGTGTTAATCAGAGATAACTACACTTGCCAATACTGCGGACAAGAAGCAAACACACTCGATCACATAATCCCAATCAGTAAAGGTGGGATTGACTGTGAAGATAACGCTGTAGCAGCCTGTAGCCGCTGTAATAGCTCTAAACGCGACAGAATGACCCCGGGGGCTTTTTTGCCGAACGCGCCGAAACCATTGACCCCCATTGGGATTTTTATACCCGGAAACGGGGAGACCAAGCGCCACTATGCTTGAATTAGAAAACAATCGGGGCGAATCGGCTGAGATCGTAAGCCTTCGGGCGCAATCGACTAGAAGTGGTGTGATAAAACCGCGAATTCACACTAAACTCACCGAAAACCCGTCTAAAGGGCTTGAGTTCGTAGAATTCTGCGCTAAATACGGCCAAACTTTGCTACCTTGGCAGGAATGGCTTAGCGAACAGACCCTAAGAATGAAACCGGACGGCAGATGGCAGACCCCGGTTAATGGCATCCTAATCGCCCGTCAGAATGGTAAATCGACTTGGATGGCTTGGCAGATTCTTTGGAGAATCTTTGGATTAGAGCAGAAACTTCAAGTCCATACCGCTCACAAACTAACTACCTCAGCTGAAATCTTTTACAAAATCTATGCGATTATTACAGAACACCCGGAGCTAGAATCACAGCTTACAAAGAAGCTCGAAGCCCGAGGATTTCAAGAATTACAATTCACCGGCGGTCGTAGATACCTAGTTAGAGCTTCAAACAGCGCTACTCGAGGAATCGCAGCACCGGATACGATATGGCTTGACGAGGCTCGCGAGTATCACGATGAGGGAGTTTGGTCATCCCTTCGTTATACACAGATGGCATCCCCTAACCCCCAAGCCTTCTTACTATCTAACGCCGGAGATCAGCATTCAATAGTCTTAAACAAAATGCGAGAGACCGCACTTGCTTCAATTCTTACAGATGACCTAAGTTTAGGCTGGTGGGAGTGGTCAGCACCGCCGGAGATTAAATTCGATGGCTCGGCGACATTTTGGGAAGGTGTTGCTCAAGCTAACCCCTCACTCGGACACACTATCCATCCGGACAATATTCGAGCGGTCTTAAATGACCCTGAAGATATCGTCCGGACGGAGGTATTGTGTCAATGGGTTTCAACGATCAACCCAGTCATTCATCCGTCTCAATGGGCAGCTTGCGCGGTCGAGGGTCTGCGCTTAAATGAGTCCGCTGATACTTGGCTGGCAGTTGATCTCTCACCTGATAGACGGCAAGCTGCTCTAGTAGCGAGTCAGCGAATAGACAAAGACCGATTCCAAGTCCAATTACTTCAGACTTGGACTAATCCGGGATTCCTTAGCGATAAGTTAATCGCTAACGATATCGCGGACTGGTATCGCCGGTTCAATGTCTTAAAAATCGCTTACTCGGCGCGAACTGCTGGAGCAGTTGCCGCTCGGTTAATTCCGGCTGGCTTACCTTGTGAAGCAATAGACGGCCAGCCCTACGCCACAAGCTGCGATGAATTCTTAAGCGCTATTTCTAGCGGTCGATTAGCCCACTCAGCCCAAGAAGAATTAACCGCTCATTGCTTGTCAGCGGTTAGGGTTAATTTCGGAGATGGTGGATGGATTATGGGGCGAAAAGTCAGCGCGGCGGTTATTACGGGAGCAGTCGCCGCCGCAATGGCTTCCCACTACGCCACACAATCAGATGACGGCATAGATATCGCTATTGCGTAGCACATACCCGCTACACTTTAGCGGTAATGGGCGCTATTAGAGATTTCTTCTTTCCTGCGATAACACCTCAAAAGGTTTCAGATGTCGCTGCCGCATTAACACCCGTTCAGATTTCCGATTCTGTTTATCAGATACTCGGTGGGCCAACTAATACAACTCGCGAACTAGCAATGAGTGTCCCAGCTGTTGCTCGCGCTCGAAATATTATCTGCGGAACTATCGGCTCACTTCCTCTTACAACTTTTAATCGCATCAGCGGCGAGTATGTCGATCCTGCTCGCGTAATAAATCAGCCCGACCCTAGAGTGGCGGGCTTTACTATTTACACTTGGCTCGCTGAAGATATCTGGCTATATGGCGCGGGTTATGGTCAAGTTTTGGAAATGTATTCAGCAACAGATGGCGGACGCGTAAGAGC